TTAGGGAGAGAGGTTCCGAGAGTCAAACAAAATTTGACCCAACTAGGAATTGAACACCCTTTGTAGTAGTAAGACTGCAATACTTCTGCAGCCCTCCCAAATCCGCATTTTTTAGTTGAACTACGTTGTCCAACGAATGCACTAGTGGTGAGACATAATAGAACAAAGTACTTCGCTACTTGATCATTAGTCACATAACAGATAGCAGAGCGGAATCCTTCTCCTTCTCTGTAAAATTCTTCGTCTTGATGGATGGATTTGAATATATCATCTATATTTATATCCCTTAAATCCCCGTTGGGTGCTATTAAGTCTACCATCAATATTGAATCATCAGAATGGCCTTCTCCCCTAACTACACAGTTAGGGAAATACCTTTTGAAAATCTCGGAGACCCAGAACAACCCGACTGCAGTTCCATAAGAACCAGCAAAGTTGTACACTCCTAGAGTAAATCCTGGAATCTTGTTATAGAATTCGTTCTGTAAAATAGGTTCTATATTCTTTAAGTCTTTCCCAAATTCAATATCTCTCTCGATATACTCTTTGGCAATTACTTTTAGATCTACATATTTCTTAAATGCAGCAAATTTAGAAAATTTGAACACATCCGAATCAGTTTCACCGACTGGGCACCCAGCTTGGACCCACTTGGAGTAGTGTTTATAGACAGCCTTAGGTAAGAGAATAATTCTCTTCTTTAAAGCTTCAAAACAATCTAAGATAAAAGCACACATGTTTTTGCTAAAATAACCTGCATGGTACAAAGCTACAGTTTGGAATATTAAGGCGTCAATCGCATACATATCTCCGTACTTAGTTTGGTCCATAGTCATCATAAAAATTTCAGCTATGGTAGATAACACTTTTTCAATGTCTTCTTCCAATTCTCTGAATTTCTCGTCCCCTCTGCTAGTTATGAAGTCAAACTGGCTGTTTCTTAAGATTTGCCAGTACAAATTGTCTGCTAGTGAATTTTTACACTGAGCATCATACATTTGTACATAAAACAATCTTTTATCCATTCCTTTCTGCTCTTTAACTTTGAGAGTTAGAATAGTTGTAGCAGACCCCTTTATCATCATAAAGTACGCTTGCTCGCCCCATGTAACATCCATAGCTCGGAACTCATCAGTTGTCAAGTCTTTTGGAATGTAACCATGTTCTTTCAACAGTGCGAAATTGTCGTCACTTGTTGCCATATCTATAAACTGCGCAGCTATTATTTTCTGTGTTTCGTTTAGTTCTCTTGAATGGAATCCGAAATTATTATTCGGTTTTGCTTCCAAGATACATTTGTCTTTTTTCACCATGTGATCATACAATGTTGTTTTACTCGTTTTCCCCTTTTCATAGATGGAATCATCTTGATAAGGATCAGGAATGAAGTTCTGCATGGCTTGTTTAGCCATTTCTCTAGCTCCCCAGTATAAAGCTGGAGGACACCACCTGAATGACTCCCATTTTGGACCCTTAAACATCGTACTATAGAATTCTTCCATAGTCATGTTAAAGTTAATTCGGTCTGAATTGAAAGGAGACTCATCATAACTTTTCTGTTGGTCATGATCCCTCAGAATAAAAGTCATGTATCGTGAAAGTTCATTAATTCCATCATTTTTGGGATAGACTTGTCTGATGTACACAATTGCCATTAGAAGCTGTATTCTGATAATAGGGATTCCACTAGCGGGGTCACACCCGGATAGATTTTCTCCTCTTTTCAGTTTATCAGCTATCTCTTGCGATAAGTTTGCATATTCTTGGTCTGTTTTATACATCCACAAAGCGACTCTAATATCGTTAATATGCAACCCATCAAACTCTGTTTTCATATCAACTCCGCCAAAAGTTCCGTTATTTAGGATATTCTTTATGGCCAGTTGAATACGATCCAGACAACCATTCAGACCCCGATTGTATCTCCACATCATTGATGGGATAAGCGGGTAATCTTTTAAATCAATACCATGAGCGATGAAGAAGCTATGTAAACCTACGTACACTCCAACCCATTCCTGGTAACTTAAACATACTTGTCGATTCATTCGAAAGGAGTTGGATATTCTAATCCAAAACCCTTCACATTCGATCCAAGTAGATCTAACCATTCCATAAGAATAATCATCAAATTTTTCTTTATGGCAGGTTATCGTAATAATTGATCCAGTTTCGTTAACTCCTGTATTGGGAGTTGCAAAAATCCATCTAGATGTATTATCAACTTTCTGCAAGTTGAAACAATCTGGGCTTACGAATCTCCCGGTTTTGGGAGGTAACATACTGATTAGCTGTCTTATCCATTTCCAAGACCGCTTCAAGTAGTTAAAAGTTGGATCTAGGCATGTTTGGTTAATATGCTTTTTAGATTCCTCTAATATTAAGTTAGAATGTTCATAAATCGGGGTATTTTTGTAAACCCCGGATAATAGACATTCTGTCTTGTCAACCTCCATCTCATTTTGAATGAACTTAAGAATGGTTTCCATTCCTTCAAGATTCTCATTCCCTATGTGGGACGGTTCAGCAAAATTCTGAC